TTCGTCACCCACACCGTCAATCCCTACGGCTTCCCGGCCAAAGACCGCAGCGGTCGTCTCGACCTGCTGGAGCCGCCGCATCTCGGCGCGCTGATCGCCAAGTGCGCGGGCGCATCCGCTACGCCCGTCAGCGCCGCCACCCCCACACACATCGAATCTCAGGAGTAATCGCAATGACCGCATGGAATGACTTCAACGACGCCGACGCCCAGCAATCCGGCTTCGATCTGATCCCCAAGGGCACCACTGTTCCGGTGCGCATGACCATCAAGCCCGGTGGCTACGACGATCCCGAGCAAGGCTGGGGCGGCGGCTACGCCACCGAGTCCTTCGAGACCGGTTCCATCTATCTCGCCGCTGAATTCGTGGTCACCGCTGGCGACCATGCCAAACGCAAGATGTGGTCGAACATCGGGCTGCACTCCAAGAAGGGGCCGACCTGGGGCCAGATGGGGCGCAGCTTCATACGTGCCGCGCTGAACAGCGCACGCAACGTCCACCCGCAGGACAACGGCCCGCAGGCCGCCGCCGCGCGCCGCATCCAGGGCTTCCACGAACTGGATGGCCTGGAGTTCCTGGCCCGCGTCGACATCGAGAAGGACGGCAAGGGCCAAGACCGCAACGTGGTGAAGGTGGCGGTCGAACCGGATCACCCCGACTACGCTAAGTTGATGGGCGTGCCGCCCAAGGCGTCGGGCGGCGGCACGTCCGGCGCTCCGGCGCAGGCCGCGCCCGCGTATCAGACACCGGCTCCACAACGCGCACCCGTGACGGGGAAACCGTCGTGGGCGCAGTGAGGGAGGCTGCCATGAACGCATCCACCCTCACTGCCAGCCACTGCGGTGTCGTGCATTTCGGCGACCTCGACTGCGAGGCGGTCGTGCTCACCACCGGCGAGCGCGGCTACGTCCGCAAGCAGGTGGCCAAGCTGCTCGGCGTCCACGAGAACAACACGGGTCACCGTTTCCGCCAAATTCTGGCCGACTTCTCGCCTAAGTCATTGTCGGAGCTGGACAAATTTGAATCACCGATTTCGCTGCCCAGCGGTCGGCGGGCGCAGTTCTTCCCGGCGGGCGTGATCACCCAGATTGCCTCCGGCGTGATTGATGCCGCGCTCGACCAAACGCTGCACCGTGCGCGCCTGAAGCTGGTGCCCAACTGCATGAAGATCATGCGCGCGCTCGCCACCACCGGCGAGGTCGCGCTGATCGACGAGGCCACTGGCTACCAGCACCACCGCGCGCCCGATGCGCTGCAGGAGCTGATCTCCAAGCTGCTGCGCCAGTCCTGCGCGTCGTGGGAGCGGCGTTTCCACCCGGACTACTACCGGGCGCTGTACCGCCTCTTCAACTGGCGATACCAGGGGCACGAGCAGAACCCGCCCCACGTCATCGGCCAGATCACCTTGCGCTGGGTCTACGGGCCGGTGCTGCCGGAGGACTTGCTGGGCGAGATCCGCAACCGCAAGGGCATCTCGCAGAAGCACCACCAGTGGTTGTCCGAGCAGGGCCTCGCGCATTTGGAATCGCAGATTCACGCGGTCACGGCGATTGCGCGCAGCTCGATGAGCTACGCCGACTTCAAGCGCCGCTGCGAATCGGCTTTCGCGGGCACGCCTTTGCAACTTGGCCTGCTGGCCGAAGAACTCGCGGAGGTGGTGTGAAATGCTGGGTCTGCAAACGACAAGCACGCGGCTACGGCCACACGGACGGTCGCTTCAAGACCGCCGATCCGCGCCGCTACGTGCTCGACTGGGTGTTCTGCTCGCGCCGCTGCCAGGACGCGTTTCATGGGCTGTACGGCAACTGGCAGCGCGCCAAGGAAGGCCGCATCGACAAGACGGAGGTCGCCATGATCGATCCGTCTGATGTCGAACTGGCCGCGATGCGCCAGTGCCTCAAGGCCTTCGGCGAGGCTGCGGGCGAGATCGGGTTCGCCAAGCCGCTGGGCGACTACTCCGAAACCGAAGCGCTGCAGGTGATCGACGCCATCGTCACCTGCTGGTCGGACGCGATGGTCGCGCACCACGAGGCCACCAAGTTCCCGCCCGTGCGGGGCTTGCCGCCGACGCCCGATCCGCTGGCACCCGACTCCGCCAATCCGTTCGCCGATCTGGAGGACGAACTGCCTTGGGACGAGCCGAAGGGGAGGAATCCATGATGGACTTCAATTCCTCGGCCAGCGTCTCCGGCCAGATCACGGCGCTGATCGACATCGGCATGCAGCGTGTGCGTGCGCAGCAGACCGCACGCGACTACCTCGGCGCGTCGCGTCTGGGCGCGGCCTGCGAGCGCGCTCTGCAGTTTGAGTACGCCAAGGCTCCGGTCGATCACGGGCGCGACACCCAGGGCCGGATGCTGCGCATCTTCGAGCGCGGCCACGTCATGGAGGACTGCATGGTGGCGTGGCTGCGCGACGCGGGCTTCGACCTACGCACGCGCAAGCCCGACGGCGAGCAGTTCGGCTTCTCCGATGCGCACGGCCGCCTGCGCGGTCACGTCGATGGCGTGATCGTCGGCGGACCGGACGGTTTCCACTATCCCGCGCTGTGGGAGAACAAGTGCCTCGGCGCGAAATCGTGGCGCGAACTTGAGGCCAAAGGCCTCGCGGTCGCCAAGCCGGTGTACGCCGCGCAAGTCGCGCTCTATCAGGCGCACCTGCAACTGCACGAGCACCCGGCGCTGTTCACCGCGATCAACGCCGACTCGATGGACATCTATGTCGAGCTGGTGCCCTTCGATGGCGCGCTCGCGCAGCGGATGACGGATCGCGCGGTCAAGGTCATCTCCGCGACCGAAGCCGGTGAGCTGCTGCCGCGCAGCTTCCACGAAACCACTCACTTCGAATGCCGGATGTGCGCATGGCAAGACCGGTGCTGGAGAACCCCATGAGCGACGACACGCAATTCATCGGCGACGTCGAACCGATGATCGACGCCAAGCAGGCCGCTGCCGCGCTGCGCTTGCCGTACTACTGGTTCGCCGACCCGCAGATGCGCAGCAAGTACAAGATTCCCCACTACCTGATGGGCGGTCTGGTGCGCTATCGCCCGTCCGAACTGTCTGCGTGGGCCGCGCGCAGCGCCGCCGCGCAGGGGCGCGACGGTGACGCCGATGGCGTGGAGGCCGAATGACTCTCGACTTCAACGACATCGCGCCACCGCCCGATCACAACCGCCGCACCCTCAGCGACGCCGAGCGCGAAGAGCTGCGTGCCGACCTGCTCGCACGACTTGAATCCGTTCTGTTCACCTTGTTCCCTGCGGGCAAGAAGCGCCGTGGCAAGTTCCTGATCGGCGACGTGCTCGGCAGTCCCGGCGACAGCCTCGAAGTGGTTCTCGATGGCGACAAGCAAGGGCTGTGGACGGATCGGGCCACCGGCGACGGGGGCGACATCTATGCGCTGATCGCCGCGCACCTCTGCATCGACGTGCTGCACGACTTTCCGCGCGTGCTCGACGCCGCTGCCGATCTGCTCGGACGCTCGCGTTCTCTACCTGCGCGCAAGGCCAGCAAGAAGGACGTGCCGGTCGACGAGCTCGGCCCCGCCACCGCCAAGTGGGACTACCTCGATGCGGCAGGCCATCTCATCGCCGTCGTCTACCGCTACGACCCGCCCGGGCAAAAGAAGCAGTTCCGGCCCTGGGACGCCAAGCGGCGCAGGATGGCACCGCCCGATCCGCGCCCGCTCTACAACCAGCCGGGGATGAGCAGTGCCGCGCAGGTGGTGTTGGTCGAAGGCGAAAAATGTGCGCAGGCCTTGATCGACGCGGGCATCGTGGCTACCACGGCGATGCACGGCGCGAACGCCCCGGTCGACAAGACCGACTGGTCGCCGCTTTCGGCCAAGGCGGTTTTGATCTGGCCCGACCGCGACAAACCGGGCTGGGACTACGCGGCACGGGCGGCGCAGGCCATCCTGTCGGCGGGTGCAAAGTCCTGCCACATCCTCTATCCGCCCGAGGAGGCTGCCGAGGGCTGGGACGTGGCGGACGCCATCGCCGAGGGCTTCGATGTCGCCACCTTCCTTACCCACGGCCCGCGCCTTCAGATGCACGACGTGGCCGATGACGTCGATCCGGTGGTCAGCAGCGACGAATCCGTCTGGGGCACCGAGGACGCGCTGGCGCTGTCCTTCACCCGCCGCTACCACCGCGACTGGCGCTACGTGGCGGCCTGGGGTCGCTGGCTGGTGTGGGACGGGCAACGCTGGCGCACCGAGGACACGCTGGCCGCCACCGACCTGATCCGCAGCGTCTGCCGCCAGACCGCCGTGCGCGCCGACAACCCCAAGGTCGCCGCTAAGTTGGCCAGCGCCAGCACGGTCGGGGGCGTGGAACGGCTGGCGCGCGCAGACCGGAGGCACGCGGCCACCACCGACGAATGGGACGCCGATCCGTGGCTGCTCAACACACCCGGTGGCGTGGTCGATCTCAAGACCGGTCGCAAGCGCGCGAACGACCGCGTCGACCGGATGACCAAGATCACCACGGCCACGCCGGGTGGCGACTGCCCGCAATGGATGGCCTTCCTGTCCGACATCGCGGGCGGCGATGTTGATCTGCAGGCCTACCTGCAGCGGATGGTCGGCTATTGCCTGACCGGCGTGACCAGCGCCCACGCGCTGTTTTTCCTGTACGGCACGGGTGCCAACGGCAAGAGCGTGTTCGCCAACGTCATCAGCACCATCCTCGGCGACTACGCCGCCACCGCGTCGATGGACACCTTCGTCGAGACGCGTGGCGACCGGCACCCGACCGATCTGGCGGGCCTGCGCGGCGCGCGCTTCGTGACGGCCATCGAAACCGAGCAGGGTCGGCGTTTGAACGAGTCCAAGGTCAAGGCCATCACCGGCGGCGACAAGATCTCCGCGCGCTTCATGCGCCAGGACTTCTTCGAGTACACGCCGCAGTTCAAGCCGGTGATCGTCGGCAACCACAAGCCCGCCATCCGCAACATCGACGAAGCGATGAAGCGGCGGATGCACATGATCCCCTTCACGGTGACGATTCCGCCCGAGCGGCGCGATGGCCGTTTGACCGAGAAGCTGCTGGCTGAGCGCGACGGGATTCTGGCGTGGGCCGTGGCCGGATGCCTTGCGTGGCAGCGCGAAGGCTTGAAGCCGCCCGCCAGCGTGGTGTCGGCGACCGAGGAGTATTTCGAGTCCGAGGATGCGCTGGGGCGTTGGCTCGATGAACGCTGCGTGCGCGCGCCCAACGCCAAATCGCTGACCGCCGAACTGTTCACCGACTGGAAGCAGTGGGCGGAAGCATCGGGCGAGTTCATCGGCGCGCAACGACGCTTCTCCGATCTGCTGATCACGCGCGGGATCGAGAAGTGGCGCAACGGCATGGGCGTGCGCGGGTTCCAGGGCATTGGCCTCAAGCACCCGCCGATGCCCGCCTACACCCCCTACGCGGACAACT